TATCTTCGGTGAACTCATATGCAGCATTAAATGTAACTGTTCTTGAGCCTGTGCCGTCTTGAATAATTAATAAAGATACAAACTGTCCTGTTTGTGCATTGGTCCCTGCACCTAATGTTCTGTTAGCACCTAATGTTACTTTTGCTACTGGTGATGTTGAGACATCCCATGCTATTGTAGATGCGTCTGTTAGCGTTGCTTCTGCATTGTATGCACCCACATTAAACTTTGCATTGGCTGAAGATAACACAAATCTATCTGTGCCACCTGCTTTAAAATCTATTTGATCATCTGTATCTGCTGTAATACTAGAATCACCATCTACATCTAATATAAACTCTGCACCATTGATATCTGTATTCATTGGTCCACCCACTGCACCAGATATCTCTACAATAAAGATTGATGCTCCACTGGCAGGTGCTGTGGTAAATGTAATCTGTGTACCACCTGTAGCTAGTGTATAGTCTGTTCCAGGTTTTTGTACAACACCATCATGAGATACTAATAACTGTGCAGGAGAACCTACTTGTGTTCCTAAACTAAATGTTGTGTTAGAACCATTGTAAGTATTACCACTTGTGTCTAAGACACTGAAAGTTCCGTTTTTAATTGATTGTCCTATGTATGCCATAATTACTCCTCCTCTGGTGGAGCATATCCTGTCAATGCTGTTGCCTCGTCTTGTGTAAGACCTAAATCTAAAAGTTTTTTGTTTCCTGTTTTTTGGTCGGCCACTTTTTTTATAGCAGCATCCTTTAAAACTTTTATTTCAGCATTTACATTTGCTCTATCTTTTTCTAAAGCTGACACTTCTTCTGCAGTCATCTCTATTGTTTTACCATTTATAATTTTATGCATTTGTGTACCCATATATTTTTATGTTGTATGCAGTAATATTACCGCTATTAGCAACAAATTTTATCCCTCTAACTTGTTCTTCAGTATCATTATGACCCACTGATGTAGTAACGGCATGTGCGTTCTCTCCATCGTGATAACCATAAGTAATTCCGTCATAATAAGTAACGGAACTTCCCATTGGATTTAAAAATTTACATGAAAATCTTGTATCTAGTCCTGCTTCACTTCCAGACCCTCTATTAAAGTAAAAGGTTGAAACATTATTATCATTATCGGTGGTATTTGTGGTATCGTTAGTGTGTACTCTATGAGCTGTTAAATAATAACTACTTGTTCTTTCGCTTCCGTCTGAAGATTTTAAAAATCTTAAATAAGTTCCCGCAGTATCACTTCTGTCAAATGTCATCTCAACATGATATAAATTATAAGTTGTTGTAAATACACTATCTATTGACACAGAACTAGCTGCACTTGATGAACTTGAAGAGTGTACTAACACTAGACCTTGTGGTGTTCCAGTCACAGTTCCCGTGAATGCAAATGTGTCTGTTAGATCTATACCTGTTGAATCTACTTTTGTCTTACTCATCTATCCTCCTATGGTTTAGTAGGCCAAGTTGCGTTCTCGCACTTCTCTACTGTATCTTTTCCCGCAGGTAAGTCTCTTAGATTCTGTCGATATGTTTTCATATCATCACTAAGAGTGCTATCTGATAAAGCTAGATAGTCTGTCTCTGCTAATAATCTGTTTCTTTTTGTTCTGAGGTCAGCCAAGGCTCTAGCAGGTGCTGCGTCAGCCCATGCTTTCTCTTCTGCGTCCCTGGCGGTCTCTTCTTCCGCTGTAAATTGGACTTTAGTTCCGTTTATATTGTGATATCTTGGCATGATCTCTCCTTTATATCAATTTCTCTAGTTAATTCCATACATTTCTATTGTACCTGAGTCTATGTTTCCGCTAGACATACTGAACTGAACTCCATCTATAGCTGCTGTAACATTACAGTATCCTGCTAAAAATGCATCTTGAGCAGCATTATTTCCTTCTATTGTTATAGACCTAGCTATAAAATGTTTTACAAAAGTAGTAGAACTTGGGTCAAATAAAAATAATTCTCCACAAATATGTTGGTCGGCATCATTACCTACAAACCTGTCTAAATTAGCCGCACTAGTGCTTTGCGCTAAATCACCACTAGTATTGTAAGACATTTGTGCTTCAGAATCATCTTCTTTATGAGATGCTTGAAAAAAACTTGTTGTTTTAGTGGCATCAAAATTACTGCTGCCATCTCTAAAATTTATTAAAAAGTTTTTTCTATCTTCTGAACCATGTATATTAATAAATCTAAACTTATAAATATTGTAAGTATTATCTATACTACTAGTAAAACTTAATGTACTACTACTAGATGCTGTTAATGTAGCTAATTTTTTTTCTTCATACGCCCCTGAAGATGCACTACTTATAGAGTTAGTTCCTGTAAAAGCATAATTAGCAGTTAGGTCCATAGATGCAGGTTGTATCTTACTTAATGCCATATAACGCTATCCTCCCTGAATCTATGTTGCCACTACTAAATTGAAATCTAACTGCATCTATAGCTGCTGTGACATTACAATAACCTCCACCCATTCCTCTGTAATTTATATTATTTCTGTCATACCCTGAAAAATCAGAATTAAAATGTTTTATAAAAGTAGTGCTACTAGGATTAAATAAATACACATCTCCACTACAACATTCATCACTACCATTGCCTTGATTTCTAGACAGCCTTGCATTACCTGTTCCTTGAGCAACATCTGCTCCTGTGTCATAAGCTAAACTTGCAACAGTAGAATCATCCTCTGAATGTCCTGAATCAAAAAATGTAGTTGTTTTAGTTGCATCATAATTAGAACCACCATCTCTAAAATTTATTTGAAATGCAACATTGTCTGTAGCAGGGTGAATATTTACACACCTAAACAAATATGTTTTATAAGTATTATCTAAAACTACACCACTAGCACCATTAACAAAATCTACTGTACCACTAGAACTTGCATCAATATTCTTAATTAAAAATAATTTCTGTGTAGATACAACTCCAGTTACTGTGCCTGTTAGAGCATAGTTGTCTGTCAGGTCAAAAGAGTTTGCTGCTAATTTACTAAGTGCCATTATACTACTCCAAATAAATCTATCGTTCCGCCTTGTATTTCACCACTGTTAAATTCAAATTTAACATTGTTGACTGCTGATGTTGTATTAACGTACCCTGCTGTATAAGTGTCATAAGCATATTGGTCGCCATCACCTGATGAAGTTACTGTGTGTGTTGTATAATGTTTTACAAATGTAGTTGAACTAGGGTTATATAATTTCATAATACCAGATACTCCATCATCATTATTAGAACCTGTATCAGCACTAATATAATGAGTGCTACCACTAGCTGTATCAAAACCAGTTTGATATTCTAATGTAGGTCCTACACCTCCACCATCTTCTCTGTGATATGTTGTAAATGCTGAAGAGGTTAAACTTAAATTATAATTAGAGCCATTATCAATACTAGGATGAAATCTTAAATACTTTTGATTAGTCCCTGGGTGTATATTATTAAACACAAACAAATATTCTTTATATGTAGAAGTTATATGTGAACTTGTAAATGTTGCATTTGCATCAGAACCATCAGAAGTAAATGTGCTTAATAATACTAAAGGTGTCTCATCAGCTAATCCTGTGACTGTGCCACTAAAGCCATATGTACCTGCAAGATTTAAGCTATTGGCTTTTATCTTGGATAGTGATGTTCCAACTTCTCCAAATGCCATGATTAACCTTTCGGATATTTATCTTTAACTGCTTTTATTGTTGTCTTCCAACCATCTATGCCGTTGTGGTATAGGTCATCCAATTGGTCAATGACACTAGGGTACTCAGCAACTCTTTTATATTGATACTCATTTGGGTCAGTCCATGCTTCAACATTTGTCCAGTTTATAGTAACTTCATTACCGTCTTTATCTTTTGCTATAATATTTTCTTTAGTTTCTCCACGAATATAAATAGCTGTATTATGTATTGCCCTAATTGCCTTATGTAAATCTGCCATTATGCTAAAATCTCCATTAATGTAATTGCTGATGCTGTTCTTTGATATTCTGTAGTATCTGAGTCAGTAGCACTTCTATTAATATAAACAGTATTAGTTCCTGCAGCTCCTCTAGCTGTAAATTGATATGTTACTGTTACTGCCGAAGTTGTGCTAGGAGTTAATACAAAATTAAATCCTTTTGTTAAAATTGTGTTCTCATTTGTAGAAGCAGTGCCTCTACCAGATGAGGTTAATACTCTGTTACTAGCCGCAGCACCAACAAAAACTGCTGTTGTTGACCCACCGCTTATCGCTTGAGTAAATCTTCCAACATGAACACCATTAGATGAATCTGTGGAACCTGCATTTATTGTACACATAACCATAATTTTACTAGAGGTTGCTGTTGGAGTTATACTTGCTGCAACAGAACTGTCTGTAAAATTTCCACTACTAGCTTCTGTCTGGGTACTCTCTGTTCCTGTAAATGTAGTTGTAACTACTTGAGCAATCTTACCTTTTGCTTTAATTAAAGAATAATCAATTCTTTTTATCGTTCCTGCATCTGAAACCAAAAATTCATCTGTGTCTGCGGGTTCACTCGCTAAAGCTGTGTGTCCAGATATAACAGAGTTATCAAAACTAGATGCTGTTACAGAACCTGCTGTTGGTGAAACACTAGCAACAGTGGGTGCTTGATGAACTACATAAATATTATTTGTGCCACTAGGAGGTGCGGCTGTAAATGTCAAAGTAGTCCCGTCTACTGTGTATGCACTGTTTGGGTCTTGACGAACATTCTCTACAAAGACTTCTATGTCTAGTGCAGAGTTTGCTCTTACATCTAATGTAAAAGCTACCGTACTGGCATCACCACTAAATCTCTTTCCTACAAGAGAACTAAATTGATTGCCTACGTCTATAGGTGTACCAACGTATGCCATTCTAGGTTATCTCCATTACTGATAAAATTATGTCTGCTGCTGCTGAAGATGTTAGCGAAAGAGCATCTGTTGTTTCCATAACAACTTTATTTCCTGCCAACAACTCAAGTGTACCACCAACAGGAACGGGTGCATTGGTTACTAACTCAACTGTTTGGTTAGCCTCATTGTTTGCTCCTGCTCTATTGGAAGTATCTGAAGCCAAACTAACTGTTACAGTAATTTGACTAGTTGTTGTGTTACCTATCATAATTCCAAGAAGCACTGTTGTTGTACTACTTGCTACTGTATAGATAACGTCAGCACTAGTTACTCCTGCTTTAGTTATTGTTTTAAACGTATTTGCCATCTATCCTCCTATCCTAATGCGATTGCCAAGGCTGTTGGGTCTTCTTGAGAAAATCCTTGGGCTGACATTAATGTTACTACTCTTGATAATGCGGCTTTTTTATTTGTGCCACCTGCACCATCATCTACTATAATTAAATCAGATGTTGTTAAATCTGCGCCTATGTCAGATCCACCATCAATCTCTAATGCTGTTAATGCTACTTTACCTGCTGTAGATATCGTAGCTAATTTTGAATCTGCAATGGCAGCGTTTGCTTTAATGTCTGCATTTACAATGTTTGTAATTGTATTGTTATCTGAGTCAATAGATTTATTAGTTAAAGTATCTGTGGTTGCACGAGCCACTATTGTATCTGTTGTTGCAGGTAAAGTTAAAGCAGTGTTACCAGAAAAATCTGCATGTGCTGGAGCTTTAAGAGCTGCGTAGTGTGCATTACTAGATTCACAATAAAGTCTAAGCTCAGATTGTGCTCCAGTATTTTTTAATGCTATAACTCCGCCTTCAACAGTTAAATCATCTCCTACACTTACATCAGCAGTTACTGTTAAATTACCACTACTATCTAATTTTAGTCCGTTACCAGAACCTACGGTTCCTCCGGATTTAATTACTAAATTATCACTGTCAGAATCATCTACAGCAAAATGAAATTTATCTGCTCCTTGTGTATCTAATATTATTGCTGGATCTCCAGATGCTACATCTATTTCTATATTACCTGTAAAAGTTGCACCTGATAAACTTGCAAAAATAGAGGATAGAGCAGTTCCGTTTAGTGTAATTGCATCGGCTTCTAATGTGCCATCAATATCTGCATCACCAGAAATATCTAAAGTTGCCGCATCTAATTCACCTGATGCTGTAAGATTTGTAACGCCTGTTACAGCTCCACCAAAAGCTACATTATTGCTTCCGTCTTCAAATATTAATTTACTTGCAGGTAGAGTACAGAAAACATCTTTGGTGCCCGAACTAAAATTAACAGCACTATCACTGTTAGAACTAGATATTACAGTAGTTCTTGTTAAATCAGAACTGTCTCCGTCTAAAGTTCCAAGGCCTACTTCAAACTCCGCCTGGTCTTGATGTGCTATACAATAATATACTGTATTAGAGTTACCAATACCTGCAGCAAAAGTTTCAAAACCAGTAACTGCACCAGCAAGTGATACGGCACCTGTGCCTGTAGTAGTAGTTGTTTCTTTTACTCTATCATTAATGACTAATGCCATCTAAATTTTCTCCTATGCTAATCTTAATATAGCGTTACTTGCATCAGCAGCTGGAAACTGAATAGTAAATGTTCCACTTGTAGATGTCTTGTCACCACCAAAATCTAAAACAGCAACTGCTTTATTTGAATCAGAACTATTATATATTAAAGCTCCTCTTGCAGTAATTGTAGCTGATGTAAATGAAATGTCTGCAAAATCACAAATAGCAGTAGTTCCAGATGTTGTTGGAGTTACGCTAGTTAAAGTGCCTCCACCAGAACTATACGTACCTGAGTTTGAAACTTCATTTGACGTGCTAAAAGCAGTAGTGGTTGCATCTAAGCTTGCAGAGCTTGTATACAGTGCAATCTTAAAAGTATCGCCCGATGTCGCTGTAAAATTATGAGTGCCAGTTAAAAGCTCTTGTTTAAAACTAGTACACACAGCTTGTGTAATTGCCATAGTTTACCCTCCTTATGGACTTGTTGATTTAATAGGCAATCTAATTGCCCCTTGCATGTATTCATCTCTACGATGCCTTCCTTGTTGCTCTACAGCTAACTCTTGAATAGCACGTTGATATGATTGTTCGTATAATTGCAGCATTTCTGCTGGTCCCTTTAAGTATTTAAAGGCCTCGGCAAGGCTCCCATACAATAACGCACTTGGAGCATTGTTGCCTAACCAAGACGTTGCGTTTGTACTAGATAACCTTGATGGTAATCTTGTGATTCCTAATTCAACATTATAAGCAGAATCTGGTGTAGGTGCAACTATTAATGAGTTATGATCCCACCATGCCCAATACACAGGTTCTCCTGTAGCAGTTCTATCTGGAGCATATTCTGTTATAAAACTAACATCTCTTTGTTCCAGCATAGTTCTTGTTGGTGTTCCAGAGGCTGGAAAAATATGCATAGTTCTAATTGTGCCTAATGATTCTAACGTAGGAGAAGATCCACCTGGTAATGAAACGAAAGCATTACTGGTTGATAAATTAGCGGTCTGATTTGATTTAAAAACATCTAAATCTACATCTCTAAATATTCTATTCTCAGCATGTTCTATGAAGTCATTTGTAATTGTAGAAGTGAGAACATCTGTTCCAACTTCTGTGTAGTCCAATATTTGTTGTGTTAGTTCTGTGTATGTTGTCATGATATACTCACTGTCACTGCATTTACTTTAGCAGAAAAAATAGTTTCATTTTGTTTTTGTGGAACCATTGTTTTGTTTTGATCAAAGAAAGTCTTACTGCCTACCAAAACTTCTACTGGCTCTGACCTATCTGATCTTGAATTTTTTAAAGCTTCAGCATCTGCTCTGTGTGTAGAAGGATTGTCTTCTTGTGGATGTTCCGGTTCAAATTCAGATCTGTGCACAAGCACTCCATCATGTTCTTCAACCATTTCTGTATATGGAAAAGCAAATCCACTACGATCAGATATTGCTTTTGAATATTTTCCTTTTGCTGTTGCCATTACATTACTCCAACATCAGGAACTATTTTAATACTAGATCTAGTGCTATCTTCAGAAGAAGCTCTTTGCCACTCGTCTTCATATACTTGTTTTAAAAGTTGTATTCTGTCAGGTGCTTTTTTCATAGCTATGTAATATGAAAGTCCTGATACTAAACAAGGAAAAAATCTAAAAGGCACTTCTGGATTTTGTGTATAAGTTCCAGCATCTGCAATTCTAGTCATTGCATAATATTTAAAAGTATCTGCTGAATCTGGAGTTGCATAGACATACAATTTAGGAGTTATTGTTCTCTCCACGTAATACTGTGTAGGTGAAGCAGAAGTAGATTTTTTTGATATGTTTAAATACTCGGCTCTACTTATTCTTTCTATTTGTCTATCAACCGTAGAATCACTGGCTTCTGTTATGACAGCAGATAATACATCTACTACATCATCATCTAAATCATAAGACGATGTTCCTGCAACGAGAGTTTTAGTTCTCTGTTCAATGGTCCAAAGATTTAATCCTCTGTTAGCCCATTCAGCAAACAATAAATTTAAAGATCTTCTAGCAGTTTTGAGATCATACCCAGACCTTACGTAAAGGCCACATCTTTCATATGACTCTGCTATAACCTCTTCTATTGTGAGAGTAAATGCGTTAGTACCTGAGTATGTAGGCATGTTTTACTCCTAATAATTCTTTAGAAATTCTGCTATACAGGTATATGTGTTACCAGAGTCAGCTGCACTAGCTACAACAAAATTAATATCGTTTTGATTACTATTGCTACTTGTGTTAGCTGGTATTCCACCAAACTCTCTAAAATCCCAATAACCAGAATCTATTAATGTTACGATAGGAATATCTCCATCTGAATCTTCATAATCTAATCTAGCAAAAGAGTTTCCTCCATCACCATTAGAGCATGTCCACCATAGTCTTTGTAGTGAAAGTGTTGATACTGATTGACCTTCTTTATTATCTGCTAAAGCAGAAACGTCACCAAATACTGTGGTTCCACCTGATCCATCAGATTGAACTACAATTTTAATAGTAACTCTTTTATCGTTTTGTTGTAGAATTGTTGGTCCTGTTACTGTGTCTGCCATGTTCCCTCCTTAATTAAGAACTTGTGGGGCCGAAGCCCCACAATATATATATTATTGATCTGCAAATGCAGGTACGTCTGCACCTTCTTGATAACCCCAAATATAATAATTTGTGCTATCTTTAGCTACAATATTAATCTCTAAGAGACCAAAATCTGTTAGAGTCAATTTTGAATTTGAGTTGCCATCAGAATAAACAGATACGTTGTCAGCATTTGAATCTAAATGAACAACACCACCTAAGAAAAAGTTAGAGTTTCCAGGTGTTACGATGATTAGATTTTCTGTTTCCTCTGCGGCACCACCATAAATAAATTTATATGTTTGACCAGCTACAGGAGCAGGTAAAGTAATAGTTCTATTAGCTGCAAGTGCAGGAACTACAAGAGTTCTTCCACTATGTGTAGCTGCATCAAGAGTTTTATCTTCATCTGCTAGTGCTACAGGTGCATCACCCATAGTAATGATTTCAGTAATTGTTCCTGTACTAGCGTTTTTGCTTACAGTTTTTACTGTGCTTTCAGATCTTAAAGGACCTGAAAAAGTTGAATTAGCCATTTTAAACCTCCTTGGTTATATAGACCACACTACATAGTCTCTATACAGTCTGCATAAGCAGTCTATGTAGCTCTTACTTAAATATATACAGTTTTAGAAAAAATTTGCAATAAGAAGAATGGGGGATATACCCCCATTCTTTAGTTTATTTATTAAGCTCCTGGTGAGCCAAAGATACCTCTAGGATCAGAGAATCCAAATGAATATCTCTCTCTAGCTTTGTATCTTACGTTACCTGTATCAAAATCGCCTTCCATAGAAGTTTTGATAGGCGCACGATTAAAGTGCTTTAGACCATTAGGTGCATCAGTTTTAATAAAGAATGCATCTGTATCTGTTAGATAATGGTTGATAACGTATCCGCCAGGGATCATGCCCATGTTACCGATAGCGTTAATGTCATTATCTGAAGTTGCAGTTCTTAACTGACTCTTCATTAATCTTTCAGCTACGAACTGAAGATTAACAGGAATGATCATCTTTGTTGCCTTTACAGCGATTTTTAGACCACGATTGTCAATGAAATTAGCAATGTCAATTAATGATTGCTCTAAAGAAGTTTCATTGAGGTCAGCAGATGTTGCTAGTTCGTTGGCATAATTGCCACCACCCACTGTTAAGTGTGCAGTTGAACATAATTCAACACCGTCTCCGCCTGTGAAGGAAGAGTTAAATGCTCTGTTAAGAACATTTGCGCCTTTGATTTCTTTAGCGTTAGCCATTGAACGTGCTAAAGCCTTTGTGTATCTAGAACTTAGGCTGTCGTAAAGGTTGTCCTCTACTGCTTCCTCAGTAATAGCAAATGCTAAAGCAATTGTTTCGTGTGAGTAACGACTAGTGAAAGCTTCTGTAGCATCGTCAAATTGTACGCTTGCTCCTTCAGCTTTTACTGGTGCACTACCGAAGCCAGAAAGTTCTACTTCTTCTTCAAACGCTCTGTCTGAAGTTTCAGTGTCAAAAATTTCTGCCCACTCCTGCTCGTATCTACCATATTCTAGACCAAACAGTGCATTAAGACCAGGTTCTAACTCTTTTACGAGTTGACTTCTTGATATAGCCATTTTTTAGTCCTTCCTATTAAATACCAGCAGTATTAGCGTAGTGAAGACCTTCGTTGATTCTAACGAGATAGTTCCCGTTAGCACTTCCAGTTTCGCTGTTGTATTCATCAGAAACAACATCCACTATTCTAAATTGTGCTGTAGCTGCAGTAATTGTGCTAGAATCTAGTTCCATACCAGATCTTCCAGTTTTTGTACTACCAGCGTGTGTTGATACTAGATCAGCATTCGATCCTCTATTGGCAGGCCATGAGGCTCCAATATCGGTGCTGTCTTCTTGTGCTTCAAAAACAATGTTAGGATCGTCTAAAACGAACGCTACTGCATCACTTGCAACAGTGCTTGCAGGCCAGTGTTTTGAATATGTCGGTTTGCCATTTGTGTCAGTGTAAAAACATCCATTGAATACGCCAATTATGTTTGTTGCTCCTGCTGCGGCTACAGTGATTGTACCATCTGTATGCAGTTCAACAGCATCGCCTGTGAAAATATTACTAGAAAATCCACTTGCGATATCATAACTTGTTTGGCCGTTATTAAAAGGTGCTCCACCCAACATCTTTGCAGGTCTAAAACCGAACGGTGCGTCTTTATTTGCCATGGTTATAAGTCCTCCTTAACCAGTTAGTTGTTTTATAAGTGATAGGACTCATATCAAAAATTAATTTTTGTCGTTGCCTCTACCACTACCAAAAGTAACCCTACTATTCCTTTCGGAAGAGATAGGCATACTTCTATGCTGCTCCTTAAACAAATTGTTGTCTACAGACTCTTCTTGCGTTTTAGTTTGCTCTGCAAAATACTCCGCTCTCTGCTGTACAATTTCTTCTGGTATACGAGCAAGCAATAATCCACCAACTCCGATAACACCAGCGTGCGATCCATTTTCTATTGTAGGTGCGTGAAAATCTGGAAACTCATCAGCACGAACTAGCTCGAATCCTTCACGAAGTCTTCCAGCCATATTCTTTCTGTCTTCAGTTCCTAGAGTCTCAGCTCTTATCCACCTATGTTTAAATCCTGGAGGCGCCGGTGGCGCTTCTAAGCTTGACGGTGGGCGCCAAGGTTGTGCTCTCTTTGTTTTTTCACGAGAAGCATCGGTGCGTGAGGTCTTTTGGGTTTTATCTTCCATGCTATTACTCCTTCACGTATTTAGCGTATTCCTCCAGAGGTACTCCAAGTCTCTTGGCGATATGGACTTGGCTCGGAGATAGTCTAACTGTTTTGCGTCCTGATGTTGATTGCGTTGTTGAACGACCAGCAGAAGCTACGGGTTGGACGGGTCTCGTAGATTCCGAACTATTTGCCCCAAACTTATGGGGAAACTCGTTTTTAATCCTATTATCAATCTCAGCATAATACTCATCTGAATTAGGATTAAATCCTTCTTCTTCAACTAGTTTTTTATGTATTCCAAAACTAGCATAAGTCATTGCCTCATCTTTACCGAACCAAGGGTTTTTTTCAGCCCAGGCTTCAGCTTTAGGATCTACTTTTTTAGGAGGAGCTTCTTGAAGTTGTTCAGGTGTGACATCCTCTTTCTGTTCCTCTTTTAAACTTTCCTTAGCTTCTTTTGTAGCTAAAAGACGCTCATTGTCAATAGATAACTTCGCCAAGGCTTTTTGTGCTTCAACTTGTGCTGACGCATCTCCTGCTTGAATTGCAGTTTGTAAGTCTTGTTCGGCCTTTTTAGTTTCTATTTGAGTCCTAGCTTCAAATTCTTGAATATAGGAAGCATCTAAGCTATTTGATTTAGCTTTTAGTTTTTTATTTTCATCTGCTACACGTTTTGCATATTGAAAAGAAGCTTGTTCTCTTCTTTCTGCTTCACGTAGTTTTCCTGTGAGTTTGTTAATTCTAGTTTTAACTTTATCACTGTACTCTTCAAGTTCTTCACCTTGAGATTCTTGAGTTACAACTTCAGGTTGTGTACTGTCTTGTGTTTCTTGTTTTTCTTCCTGTAGATCAATATCTACAGAATCTCCCTCAGAGGGGACACTAACGACAGGTTCATCTTTCGCTGTATTTATTGCTTGTTCTGGCATGGTTCCTCCATGTTATTAATATAAATGCAAGATATCCTCTGGATTCTTGATTGTTGCTAAAATTTCGTCATCATTTAAAATACGAATTTCTCCACCTTCTATTTGTAGGCGAGAACCTGCATATCTACCAAAGATAACCCAGTCTTTCTCTTTACACCACGGACCTTCCGTGAATTTGTTTAAATCTTTATATGCATCTGGTCCTACACTTAACACATATCCACATGTCGTGCTAACTGATTGCATTTCAATAGTTTGATCTGACAAAATAATACCGCCTTTTGTTTTACCTGTTCCTTTGTAAGGTAAAATTACTATTCTCCAACCTGTCGGTTTAGGTAGTCTTTCAGTTAATTTTTTTGGAATATTATTAGGATCAATCTTTTCTACTTGATCGTCTGCGACTTTGCCAAAGTTTAGAACTTTGTCTGGTATTGGTTTACTCAACTTGTATTCTCCTTTTTTGCAAGAACTCTTTAAATTCTTGTTCTACATTGTCTAATGATTTTAACTTACCCATTAGATACATGTAATTAGTATAGTCTGTAGCACCACCTGTCAATACAACATCTTCTACTAGTTTTCTATTTGATTTAAGTATTTTGTTTAATTCTTCAATTAATTCTATTGGATCCATATATTATTTCTTTTTAGAAATCATTCCTTTTATACCAGGTGCCGCCCTAACCCCCAGACTGACACTGCAGGCTAAATATAATAAATGAGTATAATACTCTGGTAAATTTTCCAAAATTTGAAACCCACGCTCTATGTGTGGTTGCATGAAAGGTAAGAAGGCACAAATTGCAGGAACCATTAAGGCTAATAAAACAAATTCGTCTTTCCAGCTGCCTTTCATCTGATCAACAGCACTTTGCTCCCATTTTATTTTGCCTGCGGCTATGTCTTCATTTCTTTTTTTCTCGGCTTCAATTTGAGCTATCTTAACTTCACCTTTTAATTTTTTTGTCTGAATAAATCCTTTAACGGAGTCTGTTACGACTCCGAGTAAAGGTTTAGCGAGTAGTTGCCACATAGTTTAGGCTCCACCCATTTTCCAAAGAACAGCTAAAACGATTCCACATACGATACCAGCTTTAATCCAGTCTTTCATATTCCAATCGTTCCATTCCTTTAGCCATCCAATAACATCTTTTAATAGTTTCATGTTATCCTCCTTAAAACTTTTGATTATTTATATTTGACGGTGTTCTTAACACCTTTGTGGCCTTGAGTGACAGTTTCAACATCACCGCCATCTTTGTACATCATGCCTCCGCCCATCATGCCTGGCACTTGTATTTCTTGAGGCATTCTGATTACTTCATCAACTTTGATGTCGCCACCTTTGTTATAACCCATTATCTTTTTAGCAACGTCAGGTCTTTTTGAGGCCAACGCATTCATGCCTTTAGAAGGGTATTTTCCATTTTTTTTCATCTTTGTCTCCTTAGTGTAAAGTTCTATCGGCATCACCGAAAGTCTGTCTCATAACTTCTAGTAAAAGACTTGTTGCTATCTCTTCACCTAGAGCTTGAGTATATAGTATTTTTGTGGCATTTAAAAATGCATTTGCAATAAAAATTGTGTCTTCATCAGACTCAGAATGCTCTTTAGTTATTTTATTAGCCTCCTGCAACACTTTTTGCGTTAATTTACTAATTTTAGCAGTGTCCATTAACAATTCCATTTTCTTAATGATTTGTTAATTCTTGAATTAGGATCTTTAGCTGTTTTAGCTGATGTTAATTTTTTCTTCATGCCTGACATTCTAGCACAAAAAGATTTTCTTCTATTAGCAGCTTTTGAGCCTGATTTTAATTTAGAAGGTTTAGTTGTTACCGCTGTTTTAAGTTTTGAACCAGGATTAGCTGCTCTATAAGAAGCTACACCTTTTTTATTTAATCCTCCTGATTTACTTTTACCTTCTTTACGTTGCCATGCCGCAGTTTTTGCCATTATGCTACCTTTTTACTTTTTTTCTTTGCAAAGGTCGCAACGTTAGTTGGTTTTCCACCTGGATTACCTGCTGCTCTTTTTCTTCTGACTGCTGATTTTCTTTGACTGTCTGTCATTTTTGCGGCTTTTGATGCGGGGACACATTTAGGGTAGCCACTTCTTTTCTCACCTTTGCTTCTACCACAAGGTTTGAATCCACCACCTTTTTTAGGTGCTCCTATGTCGACCCATTTGTCTTTTACCCATTTACGAAGACCGTTTTTTGCCATTCTTTTTACCAATAACCGATTTTAAAGTTTTAGCTTGACCCGCATGTAATTTAGATGCTTTGTTAAGTCCTTTAATAACTTTTTTTACTTTGTTTTTATTTTTTGGTTTAAGCATAACTGGTTGACTTTCTTTTTCCTTCCATTACAGCTCCACACCCTCTGGCAACACCACCATTATTCATATGTGATACTTTTTTTCTAGATTGCGATAGTTTATTTCCATCACCAATCATTCCACCGCTAGCTTTTTTATTTTTCTTGCCTCCTGGTGTAATCTTTCCACTACAAACCCCGCTTGCATACATATTAGCATACGCGCTAGGGTAGACATCGAATTTGGCCTTGGCTGCCGCTTTTCCTCTTGCACATAATTTGCCCATTTTAATTATCTCCTCTTTTTTTAGTGTCTCTGTCTTTGTCTGCTTTGTCTAAAGCAACGTTTGCACGTAATTGTGCAATGTCTTCTTGACTTTCTATCTTTTCTCTAGTTAATTTATCAGTTTGCATTAGTTTTTTCTCATCTAAAGCTTGTTTTTCGCCCATTGCTTGTGCTTTTAACTCTAAATCGTCCTTTCTAAGGTTAATTTCTTGTTGTTTTAAGTCCACAAGTGGATCAGAACTAGAAGTATCCATCATTTCTTGCTCTTCTGCAACCATTTGTTCTATAATTTCAGCTATTTTTACTGCAACACCACTTTCGGTACGTTGTGAAAGCTCTTGTTGTTGTTCTTGAGTCATTTGACCTCCTGTTTGTGCCATAATTTGCTCCATTTCAGGTGCTATTTCTTGTTCTACAATCATTCTAGCCATAAAACTAACGTGTTCCGTAATATGTGCTTGTAAAATTGTCATTGTTGCAGGATTATTTTTGACTAATTCTGATGACATAAAGGCTCTGTGTGCTCTTATGTGAGCAGAATGATCTTGTTCAGGGAAAGGAATAGGTGGCATACCGTTTAAAGTTCCTGCATTTTCAATTGCAGGATCTTGTGCCTGTGGTTCTTGAGGTGCTGGTAATAATTTTTCTATATTTTGTACACCTAAAGCAGAATACATTCTTGAATATGCTTCTCTTAAATCATGCATCTCAGGATTTGATTGAGCTAATTGTAATTGAGATTGAGCAAGAGTTACTCTTTGTGCCATAGAAAAGATGTTTGGATCTGAAACAGGTATAACATCTACTCTTTCATCAAAGTCTGCTTTTTTAACTGATTGTTCTCCACCTGATACCATGTAAGGATAATTTTCAGGTAGATAATCAGCAAAAACTTTTGCTAATAATTTAAATTCTGTTTTTTGTGCATAGTGCAATCTTTTATGAATAGCTGACATAACTTTCATGCCACGCTCTAAGATGGCCATAGTTGTTCCAACAGGCTGTTGCTGACTACCAGCATTCTCACCCATCATCATATCTGCTACACCAGCAAATCTTCTTCCTGCATCTACAACAAAACCTAATAATTGAAATAACGTTGCACTAGGTTCTTTGTAAGGTAATGGCATAAGTGACTCACGTAAATTACCCCCAGGTGCATCTACATCTCTCCATTCGCCAGGATTGATTGCTTCATCATCATCTCTAATTCTTAAACCTCTAGCTTTAAAACCAGCAGGTAAGTTAGATAAAGTTCCAGCATCTACCAATTGACGTAGAGCTGCAGTTGCGGTTCTTGATAAACCACCTAGCATGTGAATTAAACCAAAGCCATAGAATCCTAAGCCAGGTAAAAATTTAAAATGTGTAAAATACTCTTTCTTTTTACGTAGAGGATCACCTTGATTCCAGTTTCGATATATAGATAAAATTTGACCAGAGTCCTCATCAAGAGTTACAATATAAGGCAACATAATTCCTGTTTTTTTATTGTCAGCGCCCATGTCCTCAAAACCTGGTAAATCTAAATCAACATGCATTTCCAAAACATTGTGCTCTTCTTCTGCGAAAGAAATTTGTTCTACTCCAGATAGCTCATCTTGTTTTTCTTTTATGTCTGAAGGATTTGCCGTGCTTGGTGAAAGCTCTACATCTCTATAAAAACCAGAAACTTGATTCTTTCTTAAATCATTGTGTTTCATTTTAACAACGTGAGTAATTCTACCACAAGATTCTAAGTCAGTGATAAAATATGGAACGACCAAATCTTCTGCTGGTACAAATTTAGATACCGCTCTTTCTAATGTACCGTCATAGTAAACTTTTTTGAATGCTGAACCTGCTAAAGGTAAATGAAATAATAACTGATCTAGCTCAGGATCAAATTCTTGCATTTGACAAGTAATTTGATAGTTCATAAATTGTTTAATTCTTTCAGCTTGTTGTTCTACCTCAAGACTAGGTGCTCCCATTATTTCTGTTCTAACGGGACCTCCTGGAGGTAGTAATTCTTTGTATGCTTGTGCTTGAAACTGTGTGACTGCTTCTGCAAGCAGTGGATGTGTTACACCTGCAGCTCCTGCAAAAGGTTTTGATCTTTCTTCATATTTAAATCCAAGAAGATCTAATCCGTCTTTGTATGTCTTTTCCCAATCGGATCTAGAACTTTTATCGTCTTCAAAGTTTTTTTGTAAATCAGAAGATAATTTATCTAATAAATCATCTTCCATAAACTCTGCTATGTTCGCAAAATAGTCACCTTGAGATTGTTTTTTATTGGGATCAAAATCTAAAGTGACCCCTCCATCTTCTTCTTCAATAATTTCATAGCCTTTACTGGTGTTCTCAGGCTCTGTTAATTGTATTTCTTCTCCTACACCCTCTACTTCAAGTGCATTATTAGCATTGGGAGATATATCTATTGCTGTATTTTGTATTCGTTTTTCTACCATCTACTGGCTCCTATAGGCGACAGTAACTCATTAACAGAAACTATCGGTGTGTATAATATACTTTTTTTCACAAGACCTCCATCTTTTTTATACGCTTTATATGGGAACAACATGTCAGGTGTCAATTCAATCATAAAAGTATCTACTCCCTCTCCTGCCATACCAAATTTCACTTTTCCCACCTCTACTTTAGAACTTTTTGCATTTGCTATTTTATTTAAACTTTCTTCTACATTACCTGTAAAGTGTGTGCCAGTATGGTCATTTAAGTTTGGCCCACCATATTGCATATCATAAGCAACCATTTTACCACTTCTGTTAGGATCATCGGGTGAAAGTTCTACTCCATTACCACCTCTGTAAGCTTTGACAGCTTTATTGGGTGCTACACCATAATGAGAAGGTGCATCTCTGTTTACTTGTAAAGCTCCATTTTCATCAAAATAAAATCTTTTCTTAGCTGCATTGTAGACGTCATTTTTAATTATAGCGTCTACCCAATCCTTTTGATCTTTAAAAGGTATGTTAGGAAATAATTCTCTAGCATCTATATTATCAATAGAAGCATTTATTGTAGCTAATGCCTGATCTCTTTTTGTTGCGGCTTCTCCTAATTGTTTAAAACTTTCTTTAGTTAAATCATCAATATCCATTTTAGATATTTTTTCAAATATTGCATCGCTTTCTATTAATTTATCTAATGATTTTTTTAACTGTGCATAAGTTGCAGGCATAGGTCTAAAAACATTTTCTAGTTTTTTATAAAGCTGTTCTATCTGTTGATTTCCATATGTAAATGGTCCTCGGTCTTGTACAAGAGTTCTTATGTCTTTTTTAATATTAGATTTTAATGTAGCTGCTTTTTGCAGAAAGTCTGACTGTATCTCATCTGCTACATTTACAACAATATCTCTGTTGTTTAATTTTGCAATTCGATTACTTCCCAATGACCAACCTATGACATATGGTTCTCCATCTAATTTATTTTCTTGCGCCATAAAATCGTCACTAGTTCTGACTTCACGCATTTCTCTATGACCTTCATATCTTCTTATATCAGAAGGTAGAGAACCTATGTCTCCTCTAATGTCTTTAGAGTCTAGCCACAATACTCTTTCTGTTCTTGAACCACCAATATAATCATCTTGTCTTCCAGAGTTACCGTATTTTAAATTACCTGCTTCATCACTGTAGGATACTGTTTGAATATAATTAGAAGGAGATGTATCTACTAATTCTTTTATTTCTGCAAAAGTTATTTTCTCATCATTTGTAAACTGTCCTGTCTCCCTGTTAAATCCACCTTTTTTATTTAAATAAGATCTTACGTAAGAGTCATACAGTTCACCTTCTTTGATACCTTTAGATCTAAACCAATCGTGCCATTCTTTAGCTGACATATTAACAGTGTCATTTGGCACTGTAACTCCCTTGATTGTCAAATTACCTGTGTCGGTGTTTATTACAGAATTTAAATCTGAGTAAAATAATTTGTTATTCCCAGAACCAATAGCATTCTCTGGAACTATCGTAGAAACAAGTGATGTTCCTGGTTTTGTTGTTTTGGATTTTTTTACTTTGACAGGTACTTCTATTTCTTTCACAGTAAATTGTTTACCTTCTAAGTCACCTAGCTTTAATGCTTTTTGTTGTGCATCATCTATACTTTTACTTTGATAAACTTTATTACCATTCTCATCAAATATATTATACCTCTTCTCTAAAATAGGTGCTTCAGGTGGAGGTAATTGTTTTACGGTTTCTGTTTTCTTTACAAGCTTTGGTGTGTCACCTAATAAAAAGTTTTTAGGTAGAGGTAATGCTTCTGCTTCAGGAATTATAAAGTTACTAACTGCTGAAGCAGCTTTTGATAAAAATGATTGATCCTCTTGTTCTGTTTTCACTTCTCCTCCTTGGTCAAAGGATTTTAAATAACCCTTTTCATTTTTAATATCCGAAGGCTTTAATTTATTTTCTATGGCATAGTCTAAAATTTCTTGAAGTCTTGTTGCACCTATTTCCACTCTTTGATTTAAAGTAACTGATTTCGGGTCTTCAATACCATAAATTACTGTGTCTTTTTTACCACTTTTTTTTGTAATAGGAACTATAGTTCTAATTAGTCTGTCTTTATAAATTCCATCTATTACTCCTGATACCTCCTGCATCAATTCATATTGATTATTAAATTTATTTAAATTTGGCTTATAGCCATAGTCTTCTAATATATCTAATAATTTTTGATTTATAGGATTTTTTCTAGTTAGATCTTTGTTATTAATTTTTAAATCAGTAATTTGCGAAAATTCTTTTTTTAATCCCTCTTGATTTAATATATCTCCTAAAATGTTTGCATAGGGATCTAATTTAACTTGTAAATAGTTATAAGCTTGAAGGTGAGGTTGTATAAATTCTGTTTCGGTTCCAGCACCTTTAAATCTTCCTACATTTTGTAATCTACCACTTCCCTCTGTTCTAGTAACAAATAATGGGATATCATGTGTTTTGTCAAACTGTAGAATTTTATAATCAATTTTATTATCTTTATTCAAAAGGTAAGGTCTGTATTTTTCATTTTTAGCCAACTCATTTAAAATGTCACGACCCGCCACATTTGCATTTGTTCTTTGTAATTCTAAATTAACATAAAGAGGAAAGTCTTCTAAATCTTGATCACTCATGTATTTATTAATAAAGTCTTCTGTGTTTAATTTTTCATTACCTTTTGTTTGTTTTATACTACGAAACTTATCGTACATATAATCTTGAAAAAGTTGAAAAGGAGATACTGTTTCAGCTTTGTATTTTCCCGCTCTTCTTAAATCGTTAATTTTTTTAAAAGTTTCAGGATCAATATTTTTAAAATATTTATTTAAGTCAGCTTTGTTTGAAAAAATTTCTGCTGCCTCTCTGTTAAAAATTTTTCTTGGATCATTAGTTTGTCCTTTTACAGTATTCCCTCTGATAACTATGTCGTCTATCTTTTGTTTTAATACAGGATCTTGTGCCGTGTAACTGTTAAGAAGGGTAGGGTCCATACCAATTGCATCTGCAAGCTCTACTCTTGTTTTATAGAATATGTTGTTTTGTTGAGCATTGTTTACAACTTTATTTATTTTTTCTCTACCTATTTCACCTGCTTTAGAAGTAGCTTTCGATAAACCCTCTTTTGCGTTTAATTCGATTTTTGCAAATTTTTCATCCGAAACTAAACCATATTTTAAAAGATTGTTTTTAACTCCAGCTTTAACTCCTCTGCTGTACTCTTTAATAAGAGGGTTAAGGTTGTTTTCTTTTAAAATACTGGCAAACGATCCATCTAATTTATCTATAGGAGTGTTATCTATTATTTCAGCAAATCTTAAAATATTATCTAAGTCTTTCTTGTTTTTAAATTCTTTAAAATTTTTAGGATCAGAATAAAATTTTTCTCTAGGATTTATTTTATTTTCCTTTGAAAGAAGATTAGAAACCTCTTGCACTTTTTCAGGAGGAAGAGTATTTATAATATTTTTTAAAGCACCGAAGTCCTGTTTACTTAATGCTTTTCTAATTGTGCTAACTACTCCTGATCCAATACCTGCAACGTCTGCTACATCAACGAATCCAATTAAATAGTTTGCAAGATCTTGACCTTCCAATTGAGAGGGTCTTATTTCACCATCAGCTACCTTCTTGTGAATATCATAAGTATCACCAAAGAAAAATTCTCTGCCTTTGTTAAGAACGTTCATGACAGTTGTTTTAGGGTAGCCAATCGCTACCATGTCATCTTCAAGCTGTTCGATAGCTAATAGTTGTTCTCGTGATTTAGGAGGTAATTGTAAAATATTTTGTATCCTAGTTCTTGCTCCTTCTAAGAAAGATGCTTGTGTTTGATCTTTAGCTGCAATGTCTGCTTTGATTTGTTGACGCTCTTCTTCTGATGTTCCGGGGACCAAGAACCGTAGTATGGGTTCAACGGCTATATCAGAGACCGCCTCGAAAGGTATTTCAGTTGTTCTTGTTAAAGTGTTACTAAGGAAAGCAGGTATTTGATCTATACCTTGTCTTACATTATCAATAAAATTATTTTTTAGTGCGCTGTTTTTATCTACCATTAGTAATATTCTCGTTGAAGTCTAGGTACGGGATCATCCACATAGTCATCGCTCAAGCGTAAGAAATTACCCTGTCTAAAACGCATTACGGCCTGTGTCATGCTATCCACCAAGTCATCATGATCTCCATAGGGGAATGCTGCACATTCCTCGATTACATCCTCCGACCATCTTGTGTCGGGTGTCCATATCATACCACTTTCAAACAACGGTGCAACCGAATTAACACGGACGTGTTTATCTTGTCCTCTACTAGGAGTATAATTAACAACAGGGACTCCCATCTGACGTAACTCGTGTGTTAGGGGTAGACCCGATGCTTTCGCTTCCACGATCACTGTTTCGGGTTCCCAGTATTTATATTCTTTGAAGGCTATCTTTTTTAATTCAGGAAAGTCCCACCGACCTCGTTTGGCATCTAAAAGAATCAAATGTGCTGTATTGTTTGTCTTGGGATAAAACACACCCCATGTGGTAATAGCAGAATAGTCAGCCGTCTCTCGTTTACTGAACGCTGTATCGTAGCTTTGTATAATATGGTGAAGATCAGGTATATCTTTCTCTTCCCACATTTGCCACCACTCTCGTTTAATAATACTACCTTCTTGTGATACGGGAGCCTGTTGCCATTGTGCATTCCACTTGGTAGCGGACAGTGAAGCTTTGACAGATTCTAACTCTTCTAGCTTCCAGAATCCTGGCCAAACGGGTTTGTTGCTAGGCATGATAGCAGGGAACTCTACTACCTCCCATTGATCTGCTTTGAGTTCTCCTTGCTTCTTCATCAGCTTTCCTGTTAAGTCTTTGACGGACCAACGAGTCATAACGATAACAATCGCACCACCTGGCTGTAAACGCTGACGAGGACCCGAGGTATACCACTCATATGCTGAATCGAGAGCCGTGTCGCTCAGTGCGTCTTGCTCGGAATGT